CTGCTACAGGTGTTCCAAGTCAATATTTTGTACAAAGACTTATTGATAGAGTTACAATTACTCTATACTTAACTCCTGGTTCTTCAGAAGCAGGAAAATTTATAAATTATTATTACGTAAAAAGAATTCAAGATGTAGGTGATTATACAAATGCAACAGATGTACCATATAGATTTGTACCTTGTATGTGTTCAGGCTTAGCATTTTATTTATCACAAAAATTTAAACCACAAATGGTTCAACAAATGAAACTTTTGTATGAAGATGAACTACAAAGAGCGTTATCAGAAGATGGCTCTCCATCTAGTACATATATAAGTCCAAAAGTTTATTATCCGGAGGCATAATGTCAAACTTATCATCAGGTAAATATGCATTGTTTATTTCAGATAGATCTGGACAAGCTTTTCCATATTCAGAAATGGTAATAGAATGGAATGGGGCTAGAGTTCATATATCTGAATTTGAAAAGAAACACCCACAATTACAACCAAAACCTCATGCAGCAGATCCTCAAGGTTTATTAAACGCAAGACCAGCTAGAACTGAGCCTGCAGTAGCAAGATTATTAACATTAAATCCTTTATCTATAACAAGTGGTTCACAGGTTGTGAACGTATTTGAAGAAAACCATGGCAGATCTACAAGCGATACTGTTAGATTTAGAAATGGAGAAGGTCAATTTGGTATTGCAGACACTGATATTAATAATTCTTCTGGATTTACAATTACTAAAGTTGATGATAATAATTATACATTTACAGCCAGCGGCACAGCCACGGCGACAACTAGTATAGGAGGAGGCAGTATAACTGCAGGACCAGTTACACTATCAGCATAATGTCAGGATTTACATACGCAACATTAACTACAGCAATTTTAAGTTATACTGAAACGGATTCAAACGTTTTAACATCTACAATTACAGATGATATTATTGAAAATGCAGAATTTAAAATTTTAAGAGACATACCATTAGATGCATATAAGAAACAACAAATTGGTAGTTTAGTTACTGGACAATCTACAATTAACGTACCTGCTAAAACACTTTTTGTAAAAGGTATACAGGTATATGACTCAACTTCCGCAGCGACCGGATCTAACTCTTATCTAGAGAAAAAAGATGAAACCTATTTACAGGAATATATTCCTGCGGAAACATCTACTGGAAAACCAAAATATTACGCTATGTTTGGTGGAGCTACAGGAACCAGTGATACTACATCTGGAAGAATGATATTTGCCCCGGTTCCAGATACTACATATAAATTTAAGATACATTATGAGACTATCCCAGATGGGTTATCTAGCTCAAATACGACGACTTACATCAGTCAATACTTTCCAAATGGATTATTATATGCTTGCTTAGTGGAGGCATTTGGGTATCTAAAAGGTCCAATGGATATGTTGACATTGTATGAAAATAAATATAAACAAGAGGTACAGAAGTTTGCTGCAGAGCAAATTGGTAGACGTAAAAGGGACGACTATACAGACGGTACTGTCCGTATTCCAGTTCCTTCACCGACACCTTAGTAACAGGAGAATAAATTATGGCAATAACATCGGCAATTTGTACAAGTTTCAAAGTTGAAATCTTAAAAGCTGTCCACAACTTTACAGCATCGTCTGGAAATACTTTTAATTTAGCTTTGTATACAAGCTCAGCTTCATTAGGAGCGGCTACAACTGCGTACACAACTTCTAACGAGGTTAGTGGATCGGGATACACTGCAAAAGGAAATGCACTTACAAGTGTAACTCCAGTCGCTGATAGTACGACGGCAGTTTGTGATTTTTCAGACACAAGTTTTACGTCTGCATCTTTCACGGCTAGAGGTTGTATGATTTTTAATGACTCAGCTTCAGGTGATCCAGCAGTTTGTATAATTGATTTTGGATCAGACAAAACTGTAACAAGTGGAACTTTTACAATTCAATTCCCAGCAGCAGACGCTTCAAACGCCATCGTCAGAATAGCGTAAAGGTAACGACGGATGTCCGTTACTCGAACCTTTACAGTAACGGTAGTATCTACCGGTTCCGGCAATAAGTATTTTATTGATGGTGTACAACAGGATACACTTAGTTTAGCTGAGGGTTATATTTATAAGTTTGATCAATCTGATTCTTCAAATAGTACTCACCCGTTAAGATTTTCTACAAACGATAATAATTCACCTTCTGCTCCTTACACTACTGGAGTTACAACTAGTGGGACACCAGGATCATCTGGAGCATACACACAAATTGAAGTAGCAGCTTCTGCACCAACATTATATTATTATTGCACCAACCACTCAGGCATGGGTGGTCAAGCAAACACTGTAGATGGAAACACGTGGGGTGTTTTACCTTGGAACCAAAATACTTATGGAGACCAAGATGGAGTTGATGTTTCTTTAACTGGTCAATCTTTAACTTCATCAGTAGGTGATGGTACAAACATGGGTGTTCCTCAACAAGGATGGGGCGGTCGAACATACAGTGAAGGAGAATGGGGAGAAGTCACAGATAACTCAGTTACTCTTTCAGGATTTGGATTAACAACATCTTTAAATGCAGACGGATTATTATCTTTTCAATCAGCTGGTTGGGGTAGAAATACTTGGAACGATGGACCATATGGAGAAAGTAATGACCCTGTAGTAAGTATAACTGGATTTGGTTTAACAACATCAATTGGTGATGGAACAAATATGGGTGTCCCTCAACAAGGTTGGGGTGGTAAATCATGGGGAGATAATAACTATGGTGAACTTTCTAACATAGATGTTTTCCCTTCAGGTTTAGAATTAACAGCAAGCGTTGGTGCAATAACAGAAGCATACAACGAAGTTGGTTGGGGCCGTGATGGTTGGGGTGAAGAACTATATGGTCAAGCAAATGATTTTGCTATAATTTTAACAGGTGTATCTTCAACTTCATCAGTAGGTGCATTAAGTCCTGCAGATGTAGAAGGTTTAACAGGAGTTTCTGCTACAGTAAGTCTTGGCACAGCTACAATGAAAGGAGACGTTACTGTTATTCCTACAGGTCAATCTTTAACTTCTGCAGTAGGTGCAATAGATCCTGATGGAATTGTACAAGGTCTTACGGGTCAAGCTGGTACATCTGCTGTAGGTTCTTTAGCTCCTGCAGATGTAATGGGTGTAACAGGATTAAGTGCTGAAGTTGATCTAGGTACATCATCAACAACTTCAAATCCTATAATAATACCTAGCACACCAGCTCTCTCATCTGGTCTGGGATCATTATCTCCTGCAGATGTAATGGGTTTAACTGGACAATCAGCTACAACTAGTGTAGGTTCAGTAACACATGACATTAGTTTAGATTTATTACTTGACGGTCAATCTATATCTAGTAATGTAGCAGCATTTGGAACAGCAAAAGGTTTTGGAATACAAGCATTTCAAGATGTTGACACTGGCTCAAATACAACATATAGTGACGTAGCATAGGAGAAAAGAATTATGGCATCAACATATACACCTTTAGGAGTTGAACTTCAGGCAACCGGTGAAAACGCGGGTACATGGGGAACAAAAACTAACACAAATTTAAGTCTTATTTCACAACTATTTGGTGGATTTAATTCACAATCAATAGCAGGTGGAGCACAAACTACAGCTTTAACTGTTGTTGATGGAAATACAACTGGAACGGCTCAACATAGAATGATTGAGTTCACAGGTTCAATTACAGGAAATCAAATTGTAACAATACCTTTAGACGTTGAAACTTTTTATATTTTAAGAAATTCAACATCAGGTGCTTACACTGTTCAATTTAAATATGTGTCTGGTAGTGGTGGAACGGTTACGTTTTCTGCTACAGATAAAGGGGATAAATTAGTAGTAGCTAAAGCAAACGATGGTACTAATCCAGATATCGTAGAAATAGCTTTAGGTCTTACAGAAATTTCAGAAGATACAACACCACAATTAGGTGGAGACTTAGACACTAATTCATTTAATATAGCTTTTGATGATGCACATGGAATTAATGATGAAAACGGAAACGAACAGATAATATTCCAAACAACAGCATCAGCAGTAAACCAATTTGATATTACCAACGCTGCGACAGGAAATGCACCATCAATTACAGCTACTGGTGGAGATTCAAATATTAGTATAAACTTAGTTCCTAAAGGCACTGGAGAAGTCCAGGCTAATGGATCTGGTTTAGCTACAACAGGAAAAGCTATTGCAATGGCTTTAGTTTTCGGGTAAGAAACAATTAATTAAGGAGTAACAACTATGGCAGCACCAAATCTAGTAAACGTAGCAACGATTACAGCTAAGTCGAAACAGCAAGCTTTGGACACAACTTTAACAACGGAGATTTTAGCAAACGCATCATCTTCAAATAAAGTGTTTAAAGTAAATAATATTCTTATTGCTAACATCGATGGTTCCAACGCAGTTGATATTTCTGTTTTCATAACTAAATCAGGCGGGTCACCAATTGCAATCGCAAGTACAATTTCTGTACCTGCTGATTCTTCTTTGGTAGTAATTGATAAAAACTCAGCTCTGTATTTAGAAGAAGGCGATAATATCGAAGCAGGCGCTGGAGCAGCTAGTGACGCGGTTATAACTATCAATTACGAAGAACTATCGTAAGAGGGAGTCTAATCAATGGCTCACTTTGCTGAAATCAACACGGACAACAACGTAGTCTTAAGAATAATCTACGTCTCCAATGAGCAATGTGATGCTCATGGCGGAGAAGATTCTGATGAGTGCGCACAATGGGTTAAAGATTTTCACCCTAATGATCCGTTTATTGATTACTCTGCTATATCATCAACTTTTTATTTAAGATCTTCTGTAAACACTCACTTCAATAAACATTGGTATATTGATCCAGCATCTTTTAGTCCTGATTATAAAAGACAAGATGAAAGAGTTAATGAAGTAACAGGTGAGATAGGAGAACCTACTCACGGTGATGATGACTTTGCAAGATATTTTTCAGGAGAAAAACCAATTAATAAAAGACCTCCTTGTTATTTAAGTGAAGACCAATCTAAAGCGTTTAGAGGTAATCGTGCTGTGGTAGGTGGAACTTGGGATGCTGTTAATCAAATATTTATGGACCCTAAACCACATCCATCTTTTGTTTTAGATTTAGAAAATGCTTTGTGGTGGCACTCAGTTGCTATGCCAACAACTACTACATACTCAGATGGTAGATCATTTAATAAAATTTATTGGAATGAAGATGAACTACAATGGAAAGGTTTAATATTTAATTCCGGTCAAGATGATGTAGATATAGAAAATAAAACTATTGAAATTCATCAAAAATGGGATAAAGATACACTAACATGGGGAGATTTATAATATGTCAGAAACATTAGGAACATCAATGGGTGCAGGCCCAGCTGAAGGAAGAAACGGAAGTTTTTATGGTATAACTTATGCTCCATCAAAAAACGACAAAGTAACAGACTTTACTTCACCAGGAACATTCACACCAGATCCAAGTAATTCACCAGGCGCAGCTCAAGTATTTTTATTCGGCGGAGGCGCCGGTGGAAATTCTGGAATTGCGGGAGTTTGCTATGGCGGCGGAGGCGGCAGCGGAACTTGTAATAATGGTAATGGTGTAATTAATACTACTTTTTCTTCACCAGCCTCAGTAACAGTCGGTGGTGCAGGAAGCGCAAGTTCAATTGGAGCTGAGTCAGAAGCCGGTGGAAATGGCGGAAGCAGTTGCGGCGGTGGAAATAATGCGGATTATTCGGGCGGAAACGGCCCAGGACCAGGATATGCAGGAGGCGGCGGAGCCGGCTCAACAGCTAACGGATATCCAGGATCTGATCCAGCAGGCGACTCTAAAAGAGGAAAAGGCGGAGATGGAACAGACTGTACTCCTTTCGGAATTGCTTCTTCAGGCAGTAATTATATTTTTGCTGGCGGCGGTGGATCTATGAGAGGATCTTACAATGCAGGCACTGGAGCAAATACGGGATCAGGCGGAAACGGCGGCGGAGAAGGCGGCGGTAATTCTGGTTGGCCAGGAAGAGTTATGGTTAAAGAAGTAGGCGCAGGACCATTAGA